GTGCGCGTATTTCTTTTTCAGCAACGAAGGTATAAAAGATAAGTTGGCTTCACTTCGCCAGGCTGACGCCACGCCGAAATGGGAAGTCGCGCGGGATGTGTCGGAAGACTATCGAAAGCAGATGTTGTCCGAAATGAAAAAGGACGTGACGAACTCCAAGACCAAACAAGTCGAACAAAGATGGGTGCGCATCGGGGGAAGGCCGAACCATCTTTGGGACTGCGAGTGCATCGCGCTCGCGTCCGCTATGCTCGCAGGCGTTTTGCCGATAGGAGCGGAGAACTAGTATCTAAGCGGCTCCGCGAAGGGCGAAAAATAATTTCATTTTTTTCTTTTCAAAAATAAAAAAACAGAAGACATTCAAAACATCGAAAGGCAAGAAGCCCGACGAAGAAAACCTAAAAAGAAAAAAAATGAAAACTTACAGAAATCACAAATGCCAAATCATGACAGCAAAGTATGTGGTCATCGGAAATCGCCAGCTATGTTGCTATAAAAATTCAGCATCTAATAATCGCTCATGGATGATTCGTCAAAATGATGGGGAATGGTCATCTGGATTCCCAATAAAAAAACAATCAATGCGAGCGATATTGGCCGCCTAACACCAATCGGCGTGGGTTCAATCCCCGCGCCTTTTTTTATATATGAACAAACAAGAACAGCAAGAATACAGAAAAGAATTTTCGAGACTTCGCAATCATTGTAATTGGGGCATAAACATTGGAGTTTTGGCGGTTCTTATTAATGCGATCAATATGTATTTAGCATGGTCTAAAGTCTTATGACTTCCACTCAAAGTCTTATGGTACCATGCGACATTGGAGCTTCAATTGATGCGCATTATGATTTCAAATGAATTTGGTAATGAAGCAAATTTCGTTACCAAATCTATCGTTTTGGATATCTTTTGACATATCGCGCAATTTACTTCCCGTCACGCCTCTGGCTTCCGATGGAAGCTAATCCCATCTTGAAAAATAGATCGTTGCGCAACAGACATTCTGAATCAACAGATGAAGCCTAGGGACGCCTAGGTGTAGGGTTCTTTTTTTTTGACATCGCCATCAAATGAATGGCGATGAACAAATCATTTTTTGGCCTGCCGCTTGCAACTCTGCAAGAATTGCAGGGCGACTTTACGGCTTGCTTGAAAGCAATCGCCGTTGCAGGCGCTTCGTATAGCATCGCGGGACGCTCGTTCACTCGCGCTAATCTTGCCGAGGTCGCGCAAACGATCAAAGAATTGCAGGCCGCTATTGACAACGCCAGCGGATCACGTATAAGGAGATTCACTCCGACGTTCCCAACCCAGCGCCCATAAATGCAAGACCTAATTACAAAAGCACTTTCTTTCGTCTCGCCCAAGGCCGCGCTGGATCGCATGGTCAACCAAGCGAAGTTACGTAACTTCGGGCGCTTCGACTCAGCGTTGACGAGCGAAAAGCGTGGGATCAGTCGCGGAGTTAGCGGCGGTGAAGACACAGCAGGAACTCGCGAACGTTTCGCTCTTATTCGGGCCGCTCGCGATCTTGCTGACAATTTTCCGCCTGTCCGTTCGCTCCTTCTCAAATTTGCAACCTACGTTTCCGGTCGCATCGCATACCAAGCCCGCACAGGTGATCATAATGTTGATACTCAAATCGAAAAGTATTGGCAAAAATGGTGCGACAACTGCGATTTTTTGGGCAGGCACAATTTCACAACTCTTTTGCAACTTGCTGTGACGGCAATGCTGCGCGATGGCGACTGCGGTTTTATTATTGTCCGCGACGGCGAAGACCTAAAATTGCAGAGCGTCGAAGCCGACCGCATCGGATCTCCTTACGATAGAACAGATACCGACAAATACATTGGCGGCATTAACGTAGACGACTATGGAAGACCCATTTCATACACTATTTTCACGCGCACTATCAATAACCAGTATATTTCTCCTACTGATATTGTTGCAAAAGAGTTTATCCACCTTTTCGATGCAGCGAGACTTGACGAATACCGTGGGCGGTCTGCTTTCGCTACTGCGCTAAACGCAACTCGCGATCTACAAGAAGCGATCAAGGCCGAAGTGCAGGCGATCAAATACGCTTCGTATCAGTCCGGCGTCATCACCACCGAGAGCGGGGCCGCTGACGCAGGCGACTACTTCGCACGCGGCAACTCGAACGATCAGGGCCAAGTCGCACGCCTTCAGTCTCTCGACCCTGGCACGGTCAATTATCTGACCGCCGGAGAGAAGATGGATATGTTCAAGTCGGATCGTCCGACCGGTGCATTCGGTGAATTTATCCGGCTCATCCAAGCCCATATTTGCATGAGTGTCGGGTTGCCCTACGGCTTCGCATTCGACGCCGATAAGAGCGGGCCAATGGCACGCATGGAAGCGGCAATGGCAGAACGTACATTCCTGCGGTGGCGTGGACTACTCGAAGGTCAATTTCTCAACAGGATAAAAAACATTATCTTACTCGACGCAGCTGCTCGCGGACTCGTTCCGGATTCCGAATTTTTACTCGATGGTCGCTGGTGTTGGCCTGCCAAAGTTTCGATTGATTACGGACGTGAAGCGAATGCCGATATCTCGCTTTGGAAAGCTGGATTGAAAACAGCCGGACAAATTTATAGCGACATGGGAGAGGACTACGAAGAAGCACTTCGCGCAAGGGCGAAGGAAAGCGCGATGATCGTATCGCTCGCAAACGAGATGGACATTCCTGCGGAATACATTTCGGATTCTATCATTCCCATTCAAGCCGCCGCGCCTATTGCAGCGCCTATCGTGCAAGAAGAGCCACAACCAGAGCCAATACAGACAGAGCATCCCAAGCAAGTTGATCTCGCAGACGAGAACAAGCCAAGCAAAGGCATGGTCGAAGAGGCTTTGAAGGGCTTGAAATGGCGCGAAGAATACAACCGAGGCGGAACCGCCGTAGGCGTTGCACGCGCTCGCGACATCAGTAACGGCAAGAATCTTTCCGACGATACGGTGAAGCGGATGCACTCCTACTTTTCACGGCATGAAGTTGATAAAAAGGGACAGGGTTTTCAACAAGATGAAGACGGCTTCCCATCCGCAGGCCGCATTGCATGGGCATTGTGGGGTGGAGACGCAGGGCAAGTATGGGCCGCTGATAAAGTAAAGGGAATGCAGGCATCCGCACCGGAAACAAAAAAGGTCACACTCGCAGTTCGCGATTCTTTCGGGCGCATCACAGCACTTGAGGCAAAACACGAACTCGTTATGCCGACTCCAGAAAAAAACGAAGAGCAAGACGACTTCATAGGCCGCTGCATGGTAAGCGGCACGATGTCGAGCGAATATCCAGATGAGAGCCAGCGCACCGCCGTGTGCATGGCACAATGGGAGAAAAAATAAATGATAATCCAAGGAATTGCACTTGAAGCTAAACGCGCATTGATGACCGGCGTTCATCAACCCAGCGATGATTATCGCATCGCATTCTATTCGGAATCAGCGAAGATCGGGCCGCAAACGAAAGCCTATGTAACCGAAGGCGAGATCAAAGGCAAAGGCTACAAGGCCGGCGGCGTCAAGCTCAAAGGGTTCAAGACCGGCAGCATCGGCAAGAATGCCTTTATGACGTTCGATGATGTCGAACTAAAGAATGCAACATTCAGCGTATCCGGCGCGATGGTTTACAATGCAAGCAAGGGCAACGCAACCTTGTGCGTCCTCAACCTAGGCGGCGAGCGCCACGTCTTTGACGGCGCGTTTGAATTGAAATTTCCCAAGCCAACCGAAAACAACGCACTCATTCTTTTAGCTTAAATATGAAACCGACCAACCCAATTGTTATCGACGGAAAGACCTACGATCTTTATACTATGACGCTCGCAACAGCGAGCCGCTACAACTCTCCAGACCAACAGGATGCGAGTGTTGTATTGACGCTTACGCCAACACGATTTGAAGGCGACCAGATCGAGCAGTCGCAAGAAAACAATCGCACGGTCTTATTCGGATCACTCGCAGTTGCGAGCCAACCAGCAATAGTCGCCGTTGATGAAGTTTCAGCCGCAATTCAAAAATTCATTTACGCAGAAGGGCTTTAAAATATGGCCGTCATTAAAGCTCAAGCATCTGGAAACTGGAGCGCAGTTGGAACATGGAGCGGTGGAGTAGTTCCCACTCTAAACGATACAGTTTACGCGAATGGCTTTACGGTCGCACTCGATCAGTCTATCGACTTGACTGGCTCAACCGTGGACACCAGCGGCTCGTTTATACCGGGTCAAATCTACATGATTGTTTCGCTTGGAACAACCAACTTTGCATTGACGGCAAACTGCATTGCTCCAGGAACAAATGCAGGAACTCCCGTTGCGATCACATCAGCAGTCGGTCAGATTTTCCAAGCCGTAAACGCAGGCACAGCGACTACCGGAACCGCTCGCAGAATGGGGGCTTTGCTGAACTACATAAACACGCCGCTGACTATTGCGACTGGTGGCGGATTCACGCTAGCTGCAAACTGGAATATTACAGGGGCATACATCCAAGCGGGTTCAGCAAATTGCTTGACGGTATCCGCTGCCGCAAGCTCAACGCTTGCAGGATGTCGCGCGACAGGATCGGCATTCACGCTATCCACTCGCGCTATTGCATTTTCGTCCAGCGGAACGCTCACTCTCAACGGCATCGTTGCCATCGGCGGAAGGGTTACGGGAACAACATCAGCAGATGGAGCGCACGCCATCGAGTCTACGTCAGCGGCAGGCACGATTGCATTTACAAATGCAAGCACGTTAACGGGTGGGAGCGGAAACAGCGCCTACGGCCTAAACAACTCCAGCACAGGCACGATCACGGTCACATCGTGCACGGTTACAGGTGGTAGTGCCAACACCTACGCACTAAACAACTCAAGCACCGGCGCGGTCACTTTAACCTCCAGCACGCTAACGGGCGGGGGCACCGCCAACGCCTCCGGCCTAAACAACGCTAGCACCGGCACGATTACGGTCATATCCAGTCGGATTACGGGCGGGAGCAACAACAACACCTACGGCCTAAACAACGCTGGCGCTGGAACGATCAATGTAAGCTCGACCACGCTTACAGGCGGGAGCGGAAACGCCGCCTACGGCCTAAACAACGCTGGCGCCGGAACGATCAATGCAACCTCGACCACGCTCACAGGCGGGAGCGCCGCCAACGTCTACGGCCTAAACAACGCTAGCACCGGCACGGTCGTATCAACAGGCGACATCACCGCGACAAACTCAGCAAGTGGGTTGGCATCATCCAACACAGCCGCCAGCGTCAAAATCAGCGGATCGCTTATCAGCAGCTCAAACGGAACTCCAGCTGTCTATGCGGCAAAATACCTTATTGATCCCACTCCGACAACGGCAAAATTCCGCCAAGCAAAAAACGGATCTACGACATACAGCGACTTTTTCACCGCCGACAACTCGCTTGGACAAGCCGCGATTACCGACGTTAGATTCGGCACAAGTTATGCAAGCGGAGCATTGACTGGAGTTGCATATATTCCAGCAGCCTCCAGCGTTGCATTCGGCGTCCCAGTCGATAACACCACTGGCACAGCCGCTCTCACGCCTGCGAGCGTGTGGGATCATTTACTTTCAGCCATCACCGCAAGCAGCACAATCGGCACGCTTCTTAAAACCAACATCGATGCGACAATTTCAAGCCGTTCAACATTGACCGCTGCGAATGTTAGAACAGAACTCACTCCAGAACTAACGGAGATCGACGAGATTCACGCGATCCACGGTCTCGATATCGCAAATGCGCTTACGGTCACGCCAACTCTACGATCAGCGGGAGCAATCACGCAAGCGATCACCGGAGACGGAACCACAAGCACGATAGTCACGCGAGTCTAACGCATGATCACATCCCTGCTCATCGCTACGCAGGGCTTATGGCCAAGCCCGACGCCGCTATCCATCGGCGTACAGGGCTTGCTGTTCATTCCAGTCGCGCCGCCTATTGCTCCGACCGATCTTCCTAGCGGTGGCGGTAGGCGTGACGAGCGAAGGGTTACGCTCTACGCTCTCGGCAACCGACTCCGATATTCGGTCGGCAACGTCGATATAAGCGCAGGAACGCGGATAAATGTAACAGGGAGCGCGTTCAATTCTCGCACGTCCGACGCCGTGCTTTCGATCAGCGCAAGCACAACAGCAAAAGGCAACCGAAACCACGCCGGCACGGGGCGCGCAGGCGTCTCGATCTCGTCCACATTCGACGTTGTCGGATGCGAAGAAGAGAACGAGCTTGAAGTTTATTTAATGGCGCAAGCGGCGATGGAATTGATGGACAGCATTTGACATCCGCGCCTTCGCATGGATGTCATCGAAGGCGTTTCAATAATTTCAATCGGCGAAGCAAAAGGCCACGGGCTTTATGTGGACGAGCAGACTTTGATGGAAGTCAAGGCGTGCGCTGAGTCATATAAAGGCGGCGTGAAGGTCAACCTAGACCACGGCGCAGGCATTAAGGACATCGTCGGCTTCGTGAACAATTTTCGCATTGTCGGATCGCAGCTTCTCGGCGATCTCAACCTTCTCCAAACATCGCCCATGCGTGATTACGTCTTGGAGATTTCAAACAAGCTCCCCGACACGTTCGGCATCAGCATTGCTTTCAGCGGCCCGATTCGCGAAGTGGATGGAATGAGCTTCGCGAGTTGCACGGAACTCTACAGCGCCGATCTCGTGCAAACTCCTGCAGCAAATGCGACAGGGCTTTTCAGTTTCACAGCCAAGCAAGTTGACAAATTTTTCCAACAAATGCCCGAAGATACCGCAACACCAGAAATGCCCGAAGATTCGGGAGAATCCGAAGTAACAATCGTCGATCTTTCCAAGCGCATGAGTGCGCTTGAAGAGGCTTTCGGAATGATCAAAACAAAAATGGAAGCAATGATTCCATCCGAAGAGCCAGCCGCAGAGCCTATGAAGGAAGAGATGGCCGCTGAACTCAGCGCAATTTCCAAGCTCGAAGCAAAGATCGATACGATCATCTCGAACTTCGGAGCCGCTCCAGTAAAGGCTTCGGTAGTAGCTGAAGAAAAGGCCGTCGAAAAATTCGATCTCAAAGCAATCATCACTCAGAAGACCGAGGAACTCGGCAGTCGCACCGAAGCGATCCGTTTCGCAATGCGCAATCACCGCGAAGCCTACATCGAGGCCCGCGATAACAACCAACTCAACTTTTAATCCAACTAATTTATGGCAACACAAAATGACATGGGGATTCGGAGCTTCGCCTTCGCTTCTGCCATCACCGCGAATACGCTCGTTAATATCTCGGGCGATAACGCTGCTCAAGCAGCATCAACCGGCGCTAATGCTATCGGAGTCGTCCAGAATGACGTCGCCGCTGGTGCTCAAGGCGCTGTCAAACTTTTCTTCCCTTCACAATTCGGCATCGTGTCCGCGATCGTGACAGCAGGCAACACTGTTTATGCAGTGACCAGCGGTCTCATTCTCGGAACATACGCCAATGCTTCGACTGTGACTCTTGGAGTTGCGATCAACAGCGGCGTTGCTGGTGACGTTGTGGAATACGTTCCTAAATTCAACCAATAATTTAATACCACTATGGCACTCTCATACACAACCATCCGCGCTGATATTGCGCAGGCCGTTTTTGAAGGTCTTTCCAACAAAAACAATTTGTTCATCGGCACAGAAGTAATGCCCGTGTTCAGCTCAGACGTTCGCTCCGGCGCATATCTGAAACTGAACCTCGGCGACTCCGAAGCCCTCAATGACGACGCGCTCAAGATCGCCGCCGGTGCTGGATATCCACGCACAAGCCGCCGCTTCTCGAGTGATTCTTTCGACGCGATCGAATACGGTCTTGAAGAGGTTCTTCCTGACAGCAACCGCCGCGATCTCGACAGATTCTTCGACACCGAAGTGAATATCGCGAGCATGCTCTTGCGCCAAATTCAAGTCAGCCACGAGGCCCGTGTTGCTTCCGCAGCATTCGCCGCTAACGGTCTGACAGCGATCAGCGCCAGCGCAGCATACACCGACGCGAACATCACATCGTTCGACGTTCCCGGCGACGTTGCCCAAGCAAAGCTCGAACTCGCCAAATATGGCGTTCTTGCAAACACCTTGATCATGTCCATGCCTGTGTTCGAGCGCATTCGCCGCTCGGCTAAGGTTCAAAACCAATTCTTCGGCATCGTTCCTTCGGATCAAAGCCGTCTCTTGAGCGAAGGCGAAGTGGCCGCCGCAGTCGGAGTTGACCGCGTTCTCGTTGGTCGCGCACCGAAAAACACAGCCAAAAAAGGCCAAGTGTATTCCGGCGGGTTCATCTGGTCTAACACCTACATGGCACTCGCTAACACGGTTGGCGGTGACTTCTCAGGTGGTGGATTCGGTCGCACGATTGTATGGGCCGCTGATAGCCCCGTTCCTTTCGTTTCCGAAACCTATCGTGACGAAGCTCGCCGCGCTGACGTTCTCCGTGTTCGTCAGAACAGCGCCGAGAAAGTCATCGACGGTTCCAGCATCATCCGCATCACGACCGGATACGTCTAAGATTCCGCAAAGTAAGCATCGAAGAAGCCACCTCGAAAGGGGTGGTTTTTTTGTTTTTGTTGACATATACTTCATGTGTAAACATGAAACAAAAACAGAAGCTAGTCGCAGGGCTTATCTGCGGTAACGAAGAACCGCGCATCGAACGATGCGTTAAGTCACTCCAACAGATATGCGACGAGATTGTTATCGTTCGCGCAATAGGAGCACTCAAGCCAGACCGCACACTAGAAATAGCAAAGGAACTAGGATGCCATGTTGATGAATATCTCAATTCTCCGCTTGTGGCAGACTGGGAACATCTCGACAATTTCGGAGAAGCCAGGAACAAAGCATTCGCGAAAGCATACGAGTTGGCAGGCAAAGACGGCTGGGTTATGTGGGCAGACTGCGACGACATCATTGAACCGGCAATGGTCGCGCCTACGCTCGCCGCGCTTGAAGAATGCCCACCGGAGCAAGACTGGATCTTGACCGACTACGTCATTCCCGAACAAGGCAAACGCGCTCCACGTGAGCGTTTCTTCCGCTACCATACGGCATGGTGGCATCGTCCGGTGCATGAAAACGCGCAGCCTACAAAGGACGTGCAGGTATATATGCGACGTGACTTGGAGATCACTCACAAGCCGCCGCTAGGTCATAGGAACAGCAGCGAGCGCAACCGCCGCATTCTGATGCACCAAGACCGGATGACATCGCATTTCAAGTTTTACCTACACTACGAGAACTTCATTGCCGGCAATAAAGAACTCGCAGCGAAATACGGCTCCGAAGCATTGGCATTAAGCGATCTCGATGGCGTAAACCGCTACGAAGTATTGTTAAACTGTGCTAACCTGACATCAGGTGCAACATCGCTCAACCTTGCACGCAAGGCTAAAGAACTTGAGCCGAAGCGCCGCGAAGCCTACGGACTTGAGGCAAGCATCCTGCTTGATGATAAAAAATACCAAGATGCGTTGAAAGTGGTGGAAGAAATGCTCGAAGTTCCAACTCCGAAATTCCCACAATGGACGCATCGTAAAGAATGGTATGGGTGGAAGGGCGATCAACTCTATGCTTGGGTACTTCGATTACTCGGACGCAACGAAGACGCCGAAGAGATCGAGCGCGAAACATTAGCAGGATCAAACAAGCCCAAGATTTCACTCGTCCACGCAACGCGAGGGAGGCCGGTGGAGGCCGTTCAATGTATGACGCTATGGCTTTCCCGCGCAACGCACCCAGAACGCGTGGAGCATATATTTGCAGTCGATCACGACGACACTACGGCTGACGTTCTACAACGCTTTCGGTCTGTAACGCAAAAAGACCAAGGGTATTCCGTCGGAGCTTGGAACTTGGGGGCGGCTAAAGCGTCGGGGGATATTATTATACAACTTTCGGACGATTGGGAATGTCCGCCGGGCTGGGACGAGATGATCGAGAAACGACTTGATGTTTCGCAGCCGCAGGTGCTTCGCATCTCGGACGGATATAGAAAAGACGAATTGCTTTGCATGGCAATTCTTACGCGCAAATATTATGAACAGCATGGACTATTCAATCCAAGATTCCGAAACGTGTATTCCGACACAGATTTCACCTTTCGTGCCGCGAAAAATGGGGCCATTATTGATGCTCGCGACATTGCTATCGTACACCATCACCCGTTTTTTGAAGATCGTCCGCTTGATGCGACATATCAACGTGGAAACGATCCGGCAGAATATGAAAGAGCGAAGGGAATCTTTGAAGAACTCCACGCAAAATGAGTGACAGACCAACACCAGAGACAGACGACATCGCGCGAGGCAATCATGTCGTGCCGACCGAGTTGGCGCAGCAATTGGAACGTGAGCGAGACGAGGCGCGGGAGTTACATAGAAAAGCGTTGAGCGAACGAGAGGCAACAGAAAAAGAAGTTGACGCAATGCTGGAACGATCACTCAAAGCAGAGCGCGAGCGTGACGAGGCGCGGGAGAAAGTAGAGCAACAACGAAAAGAAATCGTTCGCTTGAACGGCGCAACAAGTCATGCTGCTGGAACTCCTCTAAAAATTGCTTTGAGAGAACGCGACGAGGCGCGGGAGGTTTT